TGCCAACTGTCACCTCATAATTTAGTATAAATAGAATAATAAACTATTTATAATCCAGCGACAGGAAATTTCATGCCTATTAACTTAAGACGTGTCGAAACATATAGAAGAAGAAAAGAACAGCGGTTCACAACCTCTTATCAGAGTTTTCCAGAGCAACCACATGCTCATAGCTGTTTATTAATATTTAAAGATTTTAATTATCAACCAATTATGACTCCTAGTGACCAAGCTAAGGATAAGAATAATTTTGGAAATCAATTAAGACCTGATTTTGTTCAAGCTTTTAATGGACGTACGAGTGGAGCTACGTTAAGAAACACTAATGCAATTGAATTACCCTTTCCAAAAAATTTACAAGACAATACAGGATTACGTGTTAATGGATTTGAAAGAGGTCCATTCCAAGAGCAAATTGCTAGTAAACTTAATGAGTTCATTGAAGGCAAAGGCAAACTTACTGCAAGAGATATACCTAAACTAATACAAGGCGCCGGTGCTGCAGCTCGAGGTGGATTAGACAATTTATTCTCAGGTGGAGGCAGTGATGTTATAGAATCTCTGCTTGGTACTGATATTAAAAAGGTTGCATCGGCAGCTCAGTACCTATTAAGAAACACTCAATTATTTAGTGGTTTAACAAAATCTATTGACTTAGTTACAGGGCAGACAATTAACCCTCGCGAAACTTTAGCTTTTGAAGGTGTAAATTTAAGAACACATAACTTTTCTTGGGAATTGTTTCCAAACAGTCCTGGAGATTCACAAAGAATTAAAAACATAACTAATATGATTAAGCGAAAATCTCTACCTGAAGTAGGTAACTTAACTGGCATACCAAAGGCGTTTTTAGAATATCCATCTGTTGTTGAAGTATACTTGTTAGGTATTCAATCTGACCATTGGATTAAATATAAAAGTTCAATGATAACAGAAATGCAAGTAGATTATGGTGCTGCAGGAGGCGTTTCAATTATGAAAGGTGGTAAACCTGGCGCTGTACAACTTTCAATGACTATGTCAGAATTAGAAATTGAAACCGCGCATGACTATGGGGCTGAAGTTAATGCAGATGACTCAAACGATAATGAAGCAATAACAAAAGGCATCCTAGACGCTAGACGCGAGGCCCCTAGAAACAACATAATTAGTGCGAGTGCAGGATAATGGCAAAATATTTTGAAAACTTTCCTTTAATAGAATACGAAGGCAAATTGGTACGAGACATTACTCGACGTACTAACTTTACAAAAGAAGTTTCTAATAACCCTTTAATGTATTTACCATATACTGTTAAAGAAGGCGAGAGACCAGAAGACATTGCTGAATTTTATTATGGTAGTGTTGATTACACGTGGGTCGTATATTATTCAAATTCTATACTTGACCCGTATCATCAATGGCCTAAATCAGAACAAGACTTTAATAACTATTTAATTGCAAAATATGGCGAAGCCTCAGGGTTAGTTGGTGAAGATATTGTTGATTGGACAAAAGATGATAATCCTGAAAACATTCTATACTATTATAAAGAGGTATAATTAAATGGCAGTTGATATTGTTAAGTTAGCTCCTGAGTCGTTCCGAACGATTTATTTGCGTAAGGAAGACCGTATTATTTTACGTACAGAACAAGGACGAAAGATTATTATTAAACGTATTATTCCAAGTGAATGGAAACCTTGGAGAGTTTACGATCAGGAATTAGCTGATAACAATAATAAAAAAGAAATCTTTTTGGTGGATAACGCTTATTTACCCCAAGTTGCAGATTCATTTAGAAAGAAAATGCGTAGCAAATAATGGCAGATAATCAATTCAATCCAGGATCGGCAGACGTTACCGAAGCTATAATGATTTCGCATGATGGCAAAGAACAAAACATTACTGCGCAAATCGTTTCGTTTAGCTTAAGCCAGTCAATGGACACGAGCTATAGTGGAACACTTACTCTACTTGATAGTATTAGTTTACTTGAAGGGTTTCCAATACGCGGCGAAGAAACAATACAGATAAGAATAATTGGCCATGATTATGGTACAGAAGTTAATCTTAAAGTGCATGTATATAGTATTGATAATATTCAGCCAAGCGAATCTACATCATCAGTATTATTTAATATGAATTTTGTTTCTAATATATCATATAATGCTTCAAGGCGTAGAATTATTAAAGCATACACAAATAAAAGTTTAGATACAATTTCTCAGTTTATGTTTCATACTTATTTTGCCAAGCTTGGTGCAAAAGATACGTTAGATCCGCAAACAGAAAGAAAGTTATTATTTAATAGTTATAGGTTACCTATTATTGAAGAACCAGAACGTAGCTTCATAGTACAACCAACTGCAAACATGACTGATTGTATTATTCCGAATATGATACCGACCGAAGCTATGGACTTTATAGCAAAACAAAGCTATCAACCAGAAACACCGTCATGTTCTTTTAGATTTTTTGAAACACTTGATAATTATTATTATGCTACCGACGAATACTTTATTAAAACTGCAGAGACGAGAGACTTAAGGCATTTGTTTTATTCACCGGCTGCATCTAACGACCAAAGAAATCCTTCAGATTTAATTGAAAGAATTGACGATTTAACAATAATGAATAAAGGTTTAAATACCGCAGCAGACATGTTTTCTGGCGCATATAGAAATAAGACTACTGAAATTGATTTGATTAGGCGTAAAATTAATGTACGCCAATGGGGTTATGATAAGAATGCTAAGTATATTGATATGAGTGGTAATCCAAGAGATACTGATGATGATACACATACTTCTAGTTTTAGAGAAGATACATTCACTGAAGAAAACGCTAAAGACTTTTTAATTTTTAAAGATTATCAGCAGAACGGTGATATACCTAGTACATTACATACCGATAGATTTATTTCAGAAATTGTTGGAAATAGAATTTCATATAAACACCACTTAAATAAAACCATGCTTGGTGCAAAAATGAAAGGTCGATTGGATCTTCGCCCTGGAATGTTAGTTAATTTAAGTATTAAAAATTTAGATGGTGTTGATAATGCAAAAAGAAATAGTACATTATCAGGTCGTTATTTAATTAATACGGTTAATCATAACCGCGATGATAAAGGTACACTTCATTGTGGTCTAGTATTACAGAAATTTGGTTGGAGCAGAGGTGACATCGATGTTTGATTATGGTAAAGGAATACGAAATCCATTATTTTTCGTAGGTGTTGTCGAGGAAGTCGTAGACCCACGAAGAGAAGGTCGTGTTAAAGTACGTGCGTTTGGTACACATGGATTAAATACAGATATTCGTAAAGAGGATTTACCTTGGGCTATATGTGTCAAAGGCGATTACGATCCTAATGGTACAATTGGAAGTGGTATACCTGCTTTAAATAGTTTTGTGTTTGGAATGTTTTTAGATGGAATTGGTGCTCAACAACCAATGGTACTTGGTTTAATCCCAACTCAATATACTGAGCAAGTTGATCCTGTAAAGAATGGTTATGGCGCAATACCAAGAAAGAATGCAGAATTACTTATGCGAGGTTCAGCACCAGAAGATTTTGGTCAACCTCAAAATTCCAGAAGATCGCGCGGTGAGTATTCACACGAAACTCAGGTAACAGACCAAAATGCAAACAGAACTGAAAACGTTGGTATTGCTGGATCAGAGTCAACTTGGTCAGAACCTTCATCGTCATATAATCCTCAATATCCATTTAATAAAGTTATTGAATCGGGTTCTCACGTTATTGAATTAGATGATACTAAAGGTGCAGAACGTATTTCCATATACCATAAATCAGGTTCTTATATGCAAATAGACCACCGCGGTGTTACTATTAATAAATCAGTTGATGACCAATACACTGTATTAGATAGAAATGAACATAAGGTTGTTGGAAAACCTGGCAGCAGCGGGTTTAGCACAGTAACAATTAATGGTAATTCATACGTTAAAGTTAATGGCCATAAAACAGAACAGATCCAAGGTGATTATAAAGTTGAGGTTGGTGGTAATTACTACCTTGATATAGCAAAGCAAGGTTCAATCAATGCTGGGATACAATTTCAAGCAAGGGCAGCCGATGTAAAAATCGAGGCTAATGTTAGTAACTTGTCTATTAAAGCTGAAAAAGAAATTCAAATACAATCAGGTCAAGCTACTGCAATTAAATCTGATTATCTTTATATGCAAGCGTTAACAGAACTTAATATGAAGGCAGCGCTTAATAAAATAGAAGGTACTGATAGTATTGAGATTTATGGCGAAGCTGTTGAAGTTACTGGTACTAATAGAATTGATATTTCAGGCGATCAAGGTGTAATAATTGGTTCAGACGAAGATATTAGTATTAACACACCAAAGACTGTACATATTGATACAAATGTTAATATGGCTAATGATGGTGCAGATACTCCTAGCGTTTGTTTACCTTGTGAAGAAGGCCTTGATGCTACAAATATTGAATTACCTGAACCAACTACTGAGAAAATTGTACTTACCGATGAAGATCCAGAATCACATGGCGGTGGCGGTGGTGTAACAAGCGGCGATGATGCAGAAGGTGTAACTGACACCGAAGAAAATCAAGTTCCATCAACGGCAGTAACACAATCTAAACTTACGCCGTTGCTTGACCTGATTGCTAGAAAAGAAGCTAATTTTAAAGCAGGCAAACCAACAGGTTATGATTCTATATCTGATCAAGTACCACCAGCACTCTTCCCAAGCAAGCCTATCACTCAAATGACTATTGGCGAAATACTAGATTATCAAAATAGAATTGATGAATTTGATCCTAAAATTAACTCAGAAGCTATGGGTCGTTATCAATTTGTTGAAGATACATTGCGCGGGTTTAACAATGATGAATATAATACTCTAAGCTTAGCTTATAAAGCAAATAAAGGTGAAAAGCCTGTCTATGAAAAAGCTGGTTTGTCTAAGAGTGATTTATTTAGTGCACAAAACCAAGATTTATTAGCTATAGAACGTTTAAAGTTCCGGGGCCTAAATAATTTCTTAGATAATAAAATAAGCATTGTTTTCTATGCCAATAAATTATCTGCAGAATGGGCATCATTACCAATTGTATCCGGTATTCACGCAGGTAAGAGTACATATGAGGGTGATGGAATTAATAAAGCAACCGGCGATATACAAGAAGTTTTGGATACATTAAAAGCACTTAATCCTAAGTGGGAGGATTTTTATAAATGATAGACAACTGTTTAACACCTGATGTAAATAGGGTAGAAACTTCTTCCATTACAAGTACAACAAACGGTAATGGTGAATATACCTTATCGCAAATTACAGTATTTGAAAAAGATTTTAGGAAAAATATTAGTAACACGGAGTTTGGTAATCCATTAACTCGAGCAGTAAATAAGTATCCAGATTTTTACGAAAACCTTAATAAAATTAATCTTATTTTAGAGTCTGATTATATTAAAGAAAAAATTCCTAAATACGAAATCCTTACAATTAAACAAACAAAACTTGGTAAAGTATCTCTTTCACCAATTGAGTTTGCTGAATATATTAAAGATAATAATTTAACTCCTATAACCGCTAACTTTATTGCAAATCAAAACCCACCTAAATTTTTACAAAGCATTGATGATTATTTAAGAGATGGATTTGCTAATTCTGTTATGGGTGGTTTCTGTGGATTAATGCCAAATGTATTTGGAGCCATTGGCGCTTTCTTTGGTATTATTGGTGCGGTAGACAGCGTAATCGCTGATGCACTTAGTGCTCTTACGAAAATAAGAAATGCTTTAAATCCATTATTGGCTGCCTTTGACCTTATAAAAGTTCAGGCGCTTATTAATAAAATAAAAGAAAAAATAACTAAAACTATTATGGGTGTTATTAATAAAATTCAAAGCGCAGTTGAAAATTTCAGTGTCGCTAATGTTATTAGTCAAGTTGAAAGTTTAGTTGCTAATACAGTAGGTGCAACCTTATTTAAATTACAAGAAAGCATTATGAGATTTTTTAGTGAAGAAAATATACAATCTATTCAACGTAAAATTACAGGAATGATTGATTACGCGGTTGGTTTATTTGACAATCCATCAGTAGAAGAAATAATGTTTTTAATCAGTAGAATATGTGGCTTTGCTGCAGGTATGGAAACACTTATCAGTGGACTTAAAGACCCATTAGATACAACTGCAAACCAATTTCTTAATGGTATTACTATGATGAAATCAAACTCAGGTATCATTACAGGAGATGTAGTTGCTGCCGGCGGAATACGAATGGACGACGCATATAGAGCAGAAATGATTAGACAAGCAAAACAAAAATTAATTGAAGCAGGTAATGACGAACCTATTCCTGACGAAGCTTATGATGGCGTACCTTCGTGGGATCAAATTAAAGATGATAAACATCCTAAAATTCAACTATATCCACATGTGGATCCTCTCACTAGAGGAAGTTGGGAAGGTTTAACACCAGAAACAAGAGCCGCTCTTATAATGTTATGGGATAAGGCAGGCCTTAAAAAGCCTTTTGTTTGCCGTAGTTTCTTTAGATCGCAAGCTCATCAGGATAGATTATATAAAGCAATGCTTGCAAAAGAAGGCAAAGATAATGGTACAGTTGCAAAAGTTTCTCAGCATACATCAGGCCTTGCGGTAGATTTATCATGGTCGCTGTTTGATCCTTACGCCAAAGAAACTGATGATTTTATTAAGGTTGCTAGAAACTTAGGGTGGAATGGTATTATTCGTTATAACAAGTTTTTACATATAGATCGTAGGTCGGAGGAAATTAATATAGATTTCCGTACTATTATAAAATCAACACTACCAGGACTACCGCCTGATAATATTAGAGCTCTGGCACCACCACTGGCACCTCGTGGCGAACCGCTATCATCTGATTTTTTAGCTAGAATTGAATCTATTTTAGATGAATCATTATAAATAACTATAAAGCAACGGATACCAAGCAATGGTTGTAAATTTATTAACACAGAGACAAAAGAAAATCTCTATATACTCTGACTTTAAGAAGAACCTTGAAGTCAGTCCATTATCGTTAGATTTAACTCTTAATAAAGATGAAGACGCAGTAAAAGAATCAATTATAAACTTACTATTAACCGATCGCGGTGAAAGGCTAATGCAGCCAGCACTCGGTGGTAATTTAAGAGCAATGTTATTTGAAAATATAACACCTGGCGTAATGGTAATGATTGAGGATCAAGTAAGAACAACACTCGACTTGTATGAACCAAGAGCAGAGGTTATTGATGTTAATGTAACTTCAAATATCGACGATAACGTTGTTAAGATACAAATTGAATTTTACATATCAAATAATCAACAACCTATATCTGTTGATGTATTTTTAGAGAGGACTCGGTAAATGGCCAAGTTAAACATTTCAGAATTAGATTTTGACGCGGTCAAAACTCAATTTAAACAATATTTACAATCACAGACTCAATTCAAAGATTATAACTTTGAAGGTTCAAACATGTCAGTATTGCTTGATGTATTAGCATATAATACTTATCAAAATAACTTCTATACAAATATGGCAGTTAATGAAATGTTCCTTGACTCTGCAGTGTTAAGAAACTCTATTGTTTCGCACGCAAAGGAATTAAACTATTTACCTAGGTCACGAAGGTCTGCCAAGGCTATCGTTAAGGTTACGATTACAGATGATAATGCTGAAGGTCAGTCAATTACAATTCCTCAGTACTCACCTTTCACAACAATTTATAACGGTGAAAATTTTGAATTTGTAACTAATGAAATGTATGTTGCCAAGAAAACTGCGCCAAGAACATTCGTTGCTGAAAACGTTGAAATCTTTGAAGGTCAAATGTTAGCCAGTTTTGAACGTGAAGGTTTCTTTGTTGATGACGATGGAATTTTAAGGGTAACACTATCAAACGAAAACGCAGACACTGAGTCTATTTCAGTATTCGTTGATGCTGAAGCTACAGAAAACGAAAATGTATTCTTACGAAAGAATGATATTTTTGGTGTAGGACCAACAGATAAAGTATTTTATATTGAACCATATATTGATGGACGGTATACGATTTACTTTGGTAATAATGTCTTTGGTTTCCAACCAGAAGAATTTGAGGATATTAGAGTACGTTATAGAATTACATCGGGTACTGAAGGTAATGGAGCATTTTCTTTCTCACTCGTAACTACTACAGGTTCGGCGGTAGTCGAAACAATACAGGTTGCAAGTAATGGTGCTGAACGAGAGTCAATGGAAAGCATTAGATACTTTGCTCCTAAATCATTACAGATACAAGAACGTGCAGTAACAACATCTGATTACGAAATCTTATTAAAATCAAACTTCCCTGAAATCCAATCAGTTGCTGCATACGGCGGTGAGGATTTAGAACCTCCACAGTTTGGTAAGGTTGCAATTTCAATATATCTTGGTCAAAACCAAACGAGTTTATCTACAACATTATCAAATACTTATATTGAGTATTTAAAAGATAGAAGTCCATTGGCTATTGAACCTGTATTCGTTCCATCAAAATTCATATATGGTTGTACAACAGTTGATGTTACTTATAATCCTAAGCTTACAAGTAAATCAGAAGGTGACTTAGATGTATTGATAAGAGATGCTATTAAATTATATAGTGATACTTATTTAGATGACTTTAATACATTTGCAAGGATTTCTAAAATAGCTACATCTATTGACGCTTTAGAAACAGCAATCATTGGTACATCAATTAGTATTATGCCTTACATTGAATATTCACCAGCATTAGGTATTGCTCTTAATCCATCGTTTAAATTTGAAGCAGCTCTTGTTAAGCCATATCCTTTTGATACTGCTGACGGATTTAATGATTATAAACCAGCAATTAAGAGTGGTGTATATACACTTGACGGTACTGATGTATATTTACAAGACGATGGCCGTGGAAATATCCAAGTCATTGCTAATGATATTGCAAATCCTAAAGTTATCAAACCAATTGTTGGAAGCGTAAATTATACAACTGGTGAAGTTAACTTAGTTGGGTTTATTGCTAACGGCTTTGTCGGATCAGGTATTAAAATTCAGGCCAATACAATATCAAATGATATTAAAGCACCAGCAGGAAGAATATTTGGAATTAAAAATTCTGATGTAACAATTAAACTTACAGGTTCACAAACAAATGCCCGTTAGCAATACAAAAGAAGTAGAAAAACAAATATCCTTTAAAATTGCTCAGCAATTTCCTGCGATTTATAGAGAAAATAACGATGAGTTGGTTTCGCTTGTTACCGATTATTATAAATTTTTAGAGACAACACCTAACCAATCAATATATAATGCAAGAAGGATGTTTGAATACCGCGATATTACTACAACATTATCGAGTATGATTTTATTCTTTCAGAAAAAGTTTTTAGCGGACCTACCTTTACTAAACGATACAAGTGTACGATTAGTTGTTAAAAACATATTGGATTTATATAGACGTAAAGGTTCAGCGTCCAGTGTTATTTTATTCTTTAGAATGTTTTACCAAGAAGATGTTGAAATATTTAATCCTTCTAAATACATTTTAAAACCATCTACCTCTAAATGGCAGACTGGTAATTATCTACAGATGATACCAAACAACGGGTTGTTTTACGATTCAACCAGTGAAAATTATTACGAATATTTTGATTTATTAAGCAAAACAATTATTGGATCTGTATCAAAGGCAACGGCTGCAGTTGATAAAATTAACTTTATTCTTTTAAATAATACTCTTACGCCAATCTTATATTTGTCTGATGTAAAGGGTACGTTTAAAAGGTATGACGATATTGTAGCCCGCGTGGATGGTAAAGATATATCCTTCGGCGTATTAAATGGCTCAGCTTCTGACATTGTTGTCGACCTTGACTTTGGTGGTACCATAGGTAATGTAGTTGGCGATGAAGTTTATATTAAAAGTGATTATGGTGTTGGAGGTGTAGCCCTCGTTACTGATACGGAAGACCAGTTTACAGGTATAGTCGATTATAAAGTAACTGATGGCGGATTTGGATATACGATAGCTAATACAAGACTCGAAGTTTCAAACCAAGTTATTATTTTAAATAACGCAGACTTATCATTTGTTCCAATGGAAAGAATAACTGATAGTGGTGGTAATACGGGAACAGTCATTGGCCAAAATTCTTCAGCCGTTGGTATTAAGATGGATGTTGGCAATACTTTAAATATAATACGAGATATTACAACACTAGACAGAACACCAAACGTTACAATCACTGGAATATTTACTATATCTGATAAGAATGAAAGTTCACCTGGTGCTTTATATCCGGATACAAATGATGTAACAGACGTTAAGGTTGAGTCTCTTTCTAATATCGAAAATATTTCTTTAATTACTGACCCTATTTTGCCATTCCTCGCTGTCACTTTAAATGCGGCAAACTATAACGCTGCACCTGCTACACAACCTATGTCAGGTTTAGTAGACCCCGTAACATTAAGTACTGTTATTGAAGACGCATTTACGTTGACGCCATTAGAAATTGGAACAATAAATGATTTTGAAAATATTGATCCAGGCATAGATTACTTAAACGATGTGTTTACATTAGTTAGAGATGAAGTAATGATTGCGTTTGATAGATACGAACAACGATTAATTATAAATCCATTCAGTGCTGCGTTTTCAGTAGGCGATGATATTACTCAGCCATCAACAGGTGTAGCTGGTATTATAACGGCTATTAATGTAGACAGAGGATTTATTCAAGTTCGTCCATATGCATACTACGGATTTGTAACTGCTGACATTATGCATGAAGGTACATCATATACAGTTATAGCAACTGAAAGAGATTATTCATCTGAATTACTTGGAGCAAACGCCGATGTACGATCGCGTACTCAATTTGCCACAGGTAGAATATCTGAAGTAAAAGTTACAAACTCTGGCTTTGGTTATTTAAACGAAGAAATAGTATTCCTTACAAACAAAGCTGGTACAGTATTAGCTAAGGGTCAATTATTTGCAGACACTCAAGGTATTACCGCAGGGTTTTGGGGAAGTGAAACATCACATGTAAATGGTTATAAAACTGATAATACATATTATGATAGCCAAAATAGAATACATGACTCTGATTTTTATCAGGAATATTCGTATCAAATTAAATCAACTGTTGACTTTGATTCATATAAGGATACACTTAAACAGAATGTGCACCTAGCAGGTACTAGAATATTTGGTGCATTTGCATATAAAAAGAAACAAGTAGTTGGAGTTACTGCCAAGTTTGGTAGAACAATTAAGAATGATCCATTAATTGGCGGAGATCCAATTGTTGGACCAGATCAGTTACCATCTATTCCACGATACAGTTCAGACAGAACAACGATTACAGTAGACACTATCAACTTAAAGGTTGACACAGTTTAATAAATAGATAGAAAAGACTTAGGAGCAAAATAATGGTAAAGCAAACGATTGGCGTTGGATTGGTTGGTAACGATGGTCTCGGCGATCCATTACGTAACGCATTTGTTAAAGTTAACGAAAACTTTACTGAATTATACAACGACGCATTTGATGGTGCATTTACATCATTAACTGGTAGACCAACAAGTTTATTATTCTACGTGAATGATGGAGCAAATAACCAAGTTCTTACAACTGACGGTAATGGTAATATAACATTCCAAAGTGGATATGGAAACACTAATGTTGATACTCATTTAAATATAGGCTCTGCGGCAGCGGATCAAGTATTAGCTTGGTCAGGAACTGATTACGAATGGGTTCCTCAAGCTAGTGGTTCAGGCGGCGGTGGCGGTTTATCAAATAATGAAGTGATTAGCGTTATAACTGGTTCTGATTTAGATATGGCCGGTAACAAAGTATTATTTGGTAACGTATATGACGCAGAAGGCGACTTGCCTGCAGCTGGTAGTTATCACGGTATGTTTGCTCACGTACATGGAACAGGTAAAGCATATTATGCTCATAATGGTGCTTGGGTTCGATTAGCAGACTTTTCTGAAGTTGGTTCAGGTGGCGGCGGTGGTTTACCAAG